ATGGATTGCAAAATCAAAAAAGCTCGACTTGAGGCAGGTCTGACGCAGGCGGAATTGTCAAGACGGTTTGAAATCCCTTTAGGTACTCTCGCCCATTGGGAAAAAGGGGACCGTCAACCGCCAGCTTGGGCGGAGAAATTGTTGCTTGACGCAATAAACCGCATAAACGAAAACAAATAAAAAATAGGTGGCACGTAGCCACCTATTTTTATATGTCCTATTTATTGTACAGTCCGCAACGGTATTCCCTACAAATTGCCCTTAGGTCTTTGTAGGATAAACCTAATCTGCCGTTCTCATCACCCTGTACCGCTCCGCAATCCATTGCGGCTTGTACGGCTTTTCTCGCCCACGGCGGCATATTATTGTCGTTATAGTCGTAAATCATAGTATTTTGGACTACGTTTACCAACTGTTTATTTACGTCCTTTAAATCAGCAATTTCCGCCGCCTGTTTTTCGATTAATTCTTTTAATTCTGTATATTGTGACATTGTTAAATCCTCGCTTTCTGTTTCCTGCCCTGTTATTCCTTTGAAAATTGCTTTTGCGAACTCTGCCGCACCAATCTTTTTATATTTTTCTGCGTCGTCCGTATCAACAAAACAACATTCAACCAACATAGCTTTGGCGTTGCTGTGTCGGACAACGTACAATTTTGAACCATTTTTAATACCCCTGTTATTATAGCCTAACGCACTAATAGCTTTACAGGTATTTTCCGCCGCAGGGAACACTTCCCCGCCGTATGTCCACACTTCCGTACCTTTTCCGCCGCCGCTGTTGAAGTGGATTGATACGAACAAATCAAGCTGTTGTGCATTTGCCATATTTACAATATTGCTTAAATTTTTACCTACACTGTCGGCGTGGTCGTTGGTGCAGTCATACACTGTATGTCCTGCATTTTTCAATAACGTTTCAAGTGCATAGCCGACTTTCCGTGCCTCTACGCTCTCATCTATGTAGTCGACTACACCGCAACCGACTTCACCACTGACGGTGTGTCCGCAGTTTATTCCTATTCTCATAAATTACCACTCCTTTACGGTCATATTCTTCCACTTCTTGTATGCGTCAAAATACATCTCATTTTTATCACCGTTGTATGTAATTTCGTAATACATTCCGTCCGATACAGTTGTTGACGCCAACGCTTTAAAATTCTGCAATGTCTTACAGCTCCACACGATATACACATCATCTGTGGTGATTTTCTTACCGTCTGTCACATCAACATTGTTGTTAAAATAGTTTGCGATTAATGTTTTTACTGCATTTATAAAAATTTTATCTGTCATATTTCATTACACCTCTTTCAATTTAATATCTTCCATTACTGCACGTGCCTCTAAAGCTGCCAAATAGTCAGCCATTGCGTTTAGTTGTATGTTATATGTACTGCGTGGACACGTCGGGGAAAATTTTAGTTTTCCCCTGTCCCATTCCTCCAACATTTTCTTTAACCCTTTGAATCTATTGGCTAATTGATAATATTCTGCCTTGAAACGTTCCTTGTAATCTGCACTGTTCATCAGTGCAACAGTATCTTGTAGTGTCATAGTTATTCCCCTTTCTTCCCCTCAAGTTCTGATGTCATTGTATCAAGCCACTTTTCGATACCATTTCGCAATTTGCTCGGTATCGGCAGACCACACAAGCACATATTTTTCAGTATTGAAATACTTTCGTACATTATGTACAGCAAGCAGAAAAACTCACATATGCCCACTTGTGTAATACCTATATATTTAAGCACTTCTTCCGGCACAAACGGTAGCATATTAAAACCTATCAGCTTGTCCAATACTGCCAGAAAAACAACGGATATAATCATAGCTATTTTTCTGATGGCTCCGTCTATGCCGAAACAGCTGTTGAATTTTTTTTCTTTGATTGCTCGGAGCAAGCCGAGAGTTGTATCCAACATTACTGCAATAAATACAGTCTTGACAAATAGGTTACACGCCAATGTAACCCAAAATACATTAATTGTTTCCCATATGTTCATTTTTTAACCCTCCATAATTTCTTTTTTGTCGTCTTCTGTGATAAATCTGGCATTTACAAATGTGTTTAAATCCTTTTCTTTGTAAATGCCCTTTTTGTAATACATTTTAATTAGTCGTTTGTTCATTTGTAATTGCTACCTCCATTTCCGCAATTTTTAATAACAGCATTGCGTTGATTTCGTCCTGTGACATTGTTTCGTCGCCGTTCATAACGGACTGAACATATTGTTTCATATCCGACATACTGTCAAATGTTTTTGACTGTATCTGTGACAGCTGTTCTGCCGTAGGCTGTTCAAATGTGATGTCTGTATGCTTAATTTTTGCAATTTCTGTGTCCATATCGAAATCACCGTCAGTTTCAGCGAATTTATCATTGACAATCCTGCGTTTTATACGTAATATATCCCTATCGGCGTGTATTCCGTACACAGTGCCGTC